TCTAAGAAAAGATTCAATAAAGAAATTTCAGAGAAATACGATGGAATCACACGACCAAGAGAAGGTGATTTAATCTATTTTCCACTTAGCAAAGGTTTATTTGAAATTAACTTCGTTGAACATGAGAATCCATTTTATCAACTTGGCAAACTATACACATACGCATTGACATGTGAACTCACTGCAATTGATAATGACGAATTTGATACGGGAGAAACCGATGTGGATGTTGTTGAAACTGAAAGAAAGAGACAAGTATATCAATTTGCACTCTCTACTCAAGTGTCAAATAATCTAAGTTTCTATGATGGTGAAACAATATTCCAAGTTTTTGGTGTAACTGGTGGAACATATTCAAATGCTACAGCAGAAGCCGTATGCTCCAAATATAATGATGCCGCAAACACAATGAACATATATGGAATCAGTGGATCTTTCTTCTATTCCTCACAAACAATCAAAGGAAAAGATTCTGGTGCAGAGTTCTATGTTACCGGCATTACTGGAACAAATGTTCTCGTACTAATAACTCCAATCAATTCTACATTAGACGGAGACAATGAACACATCAAACAGACAGGAGACAGTCTTGGAATCTATGATTTCACTGATGTTGATCCATTCTCCGAAGGAAGTTACTAATGTTTCAGTATTATTATAACCAAACTCTACGAAAGTTAACATTAGCCTTTGGTGGTCTATTCGATGAAATCTATGTACAAAATAAAACATCAGATGGCGTAGCAGAAAAAATAAATGTTCCTATCACTTATTCCGGTAAAGAAAAATTTATCCGAAGATTAACTGAAGCGAGTTCTATATCAGATAATGTCAAACTAGAATCAATACTTCCACTTCTGGGATTTGAGATCACTAACCTTCAATATGATCCGGTTAGAAAGATCAATAAATTAAACACTAAGTCGAGAAGTGTGAAAATAGATGAACAGAACACAAACACTTATCAGTCTTATGCCGAAGTGCCATACAATGTTCAATATGGTTTGTATTGTTTTACCAGAACAATCGAAGACAACCTTCAAATCATAGAACAAATACTTCCTTATTTTTCTCCAGAATTCATAGTCACATTAAACATGAATGAACTGGATGTAAATGTCGATGTTCCAATTGTGTTGAATAGTACAAATCTAACAGAGACATATGAAGGTGATATGTCTTCTAGAAGAATGATTGTTTCAACTTTTTCCTTTACAGCCAAAGCACACATCTATGGTCGTATCAAAGAAGGTGGTTCTGGAATCATCAAGGAAGTTGATATTAATATTTTTGAGGATGATTAATTATGAACGAAGAAGTACCAAAAGTTTTTGATTCTATTTCTCAAATTTTAGGTGTGAATTTCAAACCAGCGCCGAAAGAAATAACAGTAAAACCAGCAAGTCCAGAAGTCCAACAAAAGAAAATGGACTCAGACTTTGAATATGCTAGAGAAAATCTTAAAGAACTAATTGAGAAGGGTAAAGATAGTCTAGATAATGCAATATCATTGGCTCAAAGTTTAGATTCTCCTCGTGGTTTTGAGGTTGTATCAAATTTTGCAAAGCAACTTGCTGAAATGAATAAAGACTTAATGGGTCTTCATCAGCAAAAGAAAGAAATTGAAAAAGAAAAAATCACTGTTAATAATAACACAACAAATGCCATATATGTTGGTTCGACAAGTGATCTGCAAGACTTAGTAAATCAAAGTCGTAGCAGAAGAAAGGCATTAGATAACAATGGGGAAGAACGACAGTAAAAGTTACCTCGGTAATCCCAACTTAAAGGGACCCGGAGTAAAAATTGAATTTACAAAAGAACAAGTAGAAGAATATGTGAAGTGTGCAAACGATCCGATCTACTTCACTAAAAACTATGTTAAGATTGTAACTCTAGATAAAGGTCTTGTACCTTTCGAGTTGTATGATTATCAAGAAGATATCATTGATAAGATCCACAGCAATCGTTATGTGATTGCCAAACTTCCTCGTCAGTCTGGTAAATCAACTACGGTTATTGCATACATTCTTCATTACATCCTGTTCAACCAAAACATGAGCGTAGCCATTCTTGCTAACAAGCAATCTACGGCACGCGAAATGTTGTCTCGTTTGAAATTGGCTTACGAGTATTTGCCAAAATGGTTGCAACAAGGTATTCTGGAATGGAACAAAGGATCTATTCAACTAGAGAATGGTTCTAAGATCCTAGCATCCTCTACCTCAGCATCTGCTGTCCGTGGTGGATCTTTCAATCTGTTGTTCCTTGACGAGTTTGCATTCGTTCCTCAGAACATCGCAGAAGAATTCTTCAGTTCCGTGTTCCCAACCATTACCTCTGGTTTGAGTACAAAGGTATTGTTGATCTCTACCCCAAATGGTTTAAACATGTTCTACAAACTCTGGAAGGGTGCTACAAAGAAACCCGGAGAGTCTGGAAAGAATGAATATGTTCCCATAGAGGTTCACTGGTCGCAGGTTCCATCTACTGCTGGTGGTAAACTCCGGGATCAGAAGTGGAAAGAGGAGATGATCAAGCAGACATCTGAGAAGCAATTCGAATCTGAGTTCGAATGTAACTTCTTGGGTTCATCTAATACTTTGATCTCCACTGCTAAATTGAATGCAATGGCATGGAAAGAACCAATCTATACAACTAAAGATGGTTTGACTGTTTACGAAGAACCAAAAGATGATCACTTATACTTTATTGCGGTAGATACAGCACGGGGACAAGGAAAGGACTATAGCGCGTTTACAGTAATTGACGCGACAAGTTCACCTTATAGATTAGTATGTAAGTTTAGGAATAACTTAATATCTCCTATGCTATATCCGACTGTAATAGAAAAAACCGGATACAAGTACAATAAAGCCTATCTTTTTATTGAGATCAATGACATTGGTGGTCAGGTTGCAGACATCCTACACAGCGAATTGGAGTATGAGCATGTGCTTATGTCTAGCATGAAGGGAAGAAAAGGACAAGTTGTAAGTGGTGGATTTGGTAAAGGAGAGAGCGTTTTTGGTGTCAGAACTACTTCACAAGTAAAAAGACTTGGTTGTTCTGTTCTCAAAAACATGATAGAACAGGACAAATTGATCCTAGAAGACTACGAAATCTTAACAGAATTGATGTCGTTCGTCAGCAAAGCACAAAGTTATTCTGCCGAGGAAGGACACAATGATGACTTGGTTATGTCTTTGGTTCTATTTGCTTGGCTATCAAGGCAACCGTATTTCAAGGAACTTACCAACCTAGACACCAGAATGGCTCTATTTCAAAACGAAATCAAACAACTTGAGGAAGATTTAGCACCATTTGGCTTTATTTCTTCGTTTGATGAAGATGATATGAAGTCATTTTCAGACGGAACCGATGTCTGGAATGTCGAAGGACTGAAATAACCAAATCAATAAATACCCCTAGAGTAAGACATCTCTAGGAGCAAAACATGCCAACAAGACCAAAAGTAACAGTAACTTTAGTAGACAATTCATTCGTAGTGGCTGGATCTGAGGCGCAAGGCGCCCACATCTCCGGTATGGTTAGTCTAACAACCCCATCTCTAGTAGACCTGTTCGGTGTAACCCAAGACAATCAAGTCGGTTACATGACAGTCGAAACAATAGGTGACTGGGTAGCAAAACTAAACGGAACAACTTATGGTGGTGCTACTGGTACTGGACCAACTGGTTCATGGGCAACTGATTGGTATTCAGCCTATAACTACCTAACTTACGGTGGTGTTCTCAAGATTGCAGAAGCCGCAACGACTTTCTATGATGCAAGTATTGGTCTCGACTCAATGTTTACTTCACAGGCAATAGGCACACATTATACAGCAGTATCAGCCATAACATCATATAGAGATGATATCATTGGAATTGTTGGTGTAACTTATGATGGTTATACAGGTGGTAGTGGTGTTCCAACCACTCCAACCGTGTATCCAACACTAACCAATGCTGATAATAAGTTATTCGCAGTTGGTGGTGAAAAGGTTATGTTGGGTATATCTAACACTGGTGAAACAAATTATGTCACCATCCCACTAGCCAGCGATGCAGCCGGATGCTTTGTAAGAACAGATAGAGATTCACAACGCTGGTTCTCACCAGCAGGAACTCGTAGAGGAAGAATCCTCAACACTGTTCGGTTAATCAAGAACCCAACTGCAACCGAACAAGACAACCTATACAACAACAAAATCAATTCCGTAATTGGTATTGCTGGTGATGGTGTCTACTTATTCGGTGATATCACACAAGAAGGAACCACAACTTCTACTCTAACTCGTGTGAATGTCGTTCGTCTAATCAATTACATCAAGAGGACTCTAGGAAGAACTGCAAATGGTGTACTCTTCGAAGTAAACGATGCAACTACTCGTTCATTGTTTGCAAACGCAGCCACTGGATTCCTACAAAACATCAAAGATGGTAGAGGTCTTTACGACTTCAAGGTAGTCTGCGACGAATCGAACAATCCTGCCGCAATATTGGATTCAAATCAATTCGTAGCAGACATTTACATCAAACCAACTAAGTCTATTAACTATGTGAAGGTTACCATTACTAACCTAAATACTGACGCACAACTCTAATAAAAAGTAACACATAGGAGAATAATATGTCAATTCACTCAATAGGAAACTTTATATCAGCCTTTAATGGTGGTACTAGACCAAATCGGTTTAGAATCACCGCAACAGATCCAACAGGAACTGCTACAAATGGTTTGTTCGTGGAGACTCACTGCGTTGCAACAACACTACCAGAAAGCATTGTTGGAATCATTCCAATTCCTTTCCGTGGAAGAATGTATAAGTTCCCAGGCGATAGATCATATAACGAATGGACTGTAACTGTTCTTGATGATACTGGTGCAAATGACACATGGTTTGCTTATCACGAATGGTCACAAAAATTCAATAACCATGAAACCAATGTGGCGGCAGATAGAGCGCAAAAGACAAATTTCTGCGTAGATCTTACCGTAGAACATTTGGATCATGCATCCGATACTTCTTTAAGAAAAGTGTTTTTGAAGAACGCATGGCCAGTTCAAGTTGGTCCTGTTCAGTTAGACATGGGTGCAGCCAATCAGTTGGTACAATTCCAGTTACAAATTGCATATACACATTTCCAATACGAAGCAGTTGGCGTAGTTTAATCTCATCTAACAAAAAGGTTCCTATATTATGGCGTTTGATATCTTTGGTTTTAGTTTTGGTAAGAAGAACGATCAGGAGACAAAGAATCTAGAATCAAGTCAGATTCCGGTAACTCCTGAGCCATATGATGGAACCTATACATTTGAAGCCGGAGGAGTCTTTGGTACATCCATCGACTTCTCCGGTTCTATTAGAGATGAGAATCAACTCATTGGGCAGTATCGCGGTATGGCACTCCACCCAGAAGTGGATTCAGCCATCGAAGATATTGTCAATGAGAGCATTGTGATGGGTGAAGACAGAAAACCAATCAAGTTAAATTTGGATTATGTCAATCTTCCAGACACAATCAAGACAAAGATCTACTACGAATATAATCACATTCTAAAACTTCTTGACTTCACCAATCGGTGTCATGAAATTTTCAGAAGATGGTATATCGACAGCAAGATTTATTACTTCAAAGAAATTGATAAAGAAAATCCTGCTAAGGGATTAGTTTCTCTTATTCCTGTTGATCCAATTAAGATAAAGAAGGTAAGAAAAATTGAAAAGGATAGAGCCAGAGTTTCTGGTGGACAAATTATTCCATTCGTAAAGAAAATCGAAGAATATTATGTTTATGCAGATACAGATAAAGAGGCAATGTATCCAACGACTCCATCTGGTTATAAATTCACACTTGATACCATTACTTACTGTCACTCCGGTACTGTCGATTCAGTAACCAAGAGAGTAATTGGATATCTACAGAAAGCAATTCGTCCGCTAAACATGTTGCGTCAGATTGAAGATGCAGTAGTCATCTACCGCATTTCCCGCGCACCAGAGCGTAGAATTTTCTATGTCGATGTCGGTAATCTTCCAAAGCAGAAGGCTGAACAATATCTTCGTGATATTATGAATCGCTATCGTAACAAGATTACTTACGATTCAGCCACTGGTCAAATCCGTGACGACAGAAACCATCAGCACATGCTTGAGGATTTCTGGATGCCACGAAGAGAAGGTGGTAGAGGAACAGAAATCACAACTCTCGATGGTGGTCAAAACCTTGGAGAGATGGAAGATGTTCTTTATCTACAGAAGAAACTCTATCGCGCACTCAATGTTCCAATTTCTCGTCTTGAGTCCGAAAACGGATTCAATATGGGTAGATCGGCAGAAATCACCCGCGACGAAGTTAAGTTCTATAAGTTCATAGAAAGACTTCGTTTGAGATTTGCTGCATTCCTTACCGATCTTCTTAAGACTCAAGTTATTCTTAAGGGAATCATGACAGAGGATGAATGGAATAAGATTGCCCAAGATATTACCTTCAAGTTTAACAAAGATTCATACTTCACCGAACTAAAGGATAATGACATTCTTCGTGATCGTATCGACATGTTGAATACTCTCAGTAACTTTGTTGGTAAGTTCTATTCAGAAGAATATATTCGTAAGAACATTCTAAAGCAGACCGACGAAGAAATGATTGAAATCAATGCTCAGATTGCCAAGGAACAGCAAGATGCGTTGATCAAAGAAGTTGAACAACAGCAACAAATGATGGCTCTTGGTATTCAACCACAACCACAAGAAGGTCAACCACCGCAATGAGTATCAGAAAAGAATTTCTAGCACTTATACAAAACGACAGAGAACTCTTTAAAGAGCAACTGTTCTATGCTATCTCTGACAGAATAGCAGAAGAAATGGCTAAGAAATATCTTGATGCTTCTGAAAAACTGTTCGAAAGCATCACATTAGAACCAAAGGTTAAACGAGTTCCAGTTCAAATACAGGAACAAGTAAAAACTGAGTATATGCCTATTGCAGAATTCAACAATGCAATAAACCATAATACAACTAATTGGATGACTGCTAAGGATGGTTCCCAGTTAGAGATAACACCAAAAATGGCTAAATACCTAGCCGAACTATACAATTCTCTAAATAGTTCACATAAGGATAAATTAATAAACCTCATATTGGAATCTGATCACGGTTTCAAAAAAGCAGTGAAAACTGCGGAAAGAATTTACGGAGCAAAAAATGGACACAAATAATCTAATCAAGAGCGTAATTTCAGAAAACATCGTAGAATCCAAAAAGATTGCTACGGAACTTCTCATGCAAAAACTCTCTGAGAGACTTCAACAAAAGTTTGAAGAGTATGCTCCAGAAACTTTCCTCGATGAAAATACCGAAGAAACCGAAGAAACCACCGATGATGCAAACGATCTTCGTCTAGAAGTCGAAGAAATCATGGAAGGTAAAAAGAAGCACAAGAAAGAAGAAGAATCAGAAGAAGACGAAGAAGAGTCTGATGAAGACGAAGAAGAGTCTGATGAAGATGAAGAAGTCATGGAATACGAAGGTGGAATTGGTGGAAACTCTCCATATGAATACGAGGGTGGAACCGACTGCGAAGACGGTGATTGCAATGATAATAACAATGCAGAAGATATGAATAAGAAGGCATTTCGTAACACTGGTTTGAGCGAAGCAAAGAAAGCCAATAAAGATTATGACGGTGATGGCAAACTTGAATCATCCACCGATGAGTGGAAAGGTTCCAGAAGCAAAGCCATCAAGGCTGCAATGGCTAAGAGAAAGAAGAAATAATGAAGTTAATCACCGAAACAGTAGAAGATATTCGATACATCACCGAAGGAACAGACGATAAGAAGAATCTGTTCATCGAAGGTGTATTCATGGTTGCCGAGGAATGCAATCGAAACGGTAGAATCTATCCTCTTAATACTTTAAACAAAGAAGTAGGAAGATACATCAACGAATTTGTTGATTGCAACCGTGCTTTCGGTGAACTTGGACATCCAACAGGTCCAACCATCAATCTAGATCGCGTAAGTCACAGAGTCGTAATGCTTGAATTCCGCCAGAATAAAGTCTACGGAAAAGCCAAGATTATGGAAAGCACTCCAATGGGTAAAATTGCTGCTGAACTAATCCGCGAAGGTGCAAAACTAGGCGTTAGTTCAAGAGCAATGGGTTCTCTTGTTGAGCAAAACGGTAAGAAGATCGTTCAACCAGATCTCATGCTTTCTGCTGTTGATATTGTTGCAGATCCATCTGCTCCCGGTGCTTTCGTAAATGGCATCATGGAAGGCAAAGAATGGGTTTGGAATAACGGTTCTTGGTTAGAGCGCGATCTTATGGAAGCAAAGAAACTTATTCGTACCACTTCTAGCAGAAACCTAGAAAAGAAAGCATTGACTCTGTTTGAAAATTTCTTCAAGAATCTTTAATGTTAAGTTTTAAACAATATCTTCGTGACGCAATGGTAAACATTCCCGGTAAAGGGAATGTCCTTGCTAGACCTACCACCAAATCTGAGCCAATTGCAGTTGAAGGTATTCCTACTCCTTCCACACAAGATAGACGCGCTTCAAAATTAAGTGCTTTGATTGGTGGAAGAAAAGCAGATATGGCAGCAAAGGCTTCTCAACAAAGAGGTGCTGATGTCAACCTCGGTGCCGGAATTTTAAATAAATTCTTTGGATCAAGAGAACAAGTTAAAGACGCAAAAGGAAAAGTTATTGGATCTGAAATTAGAGGTGGTTTTGTTGGTGCATTGAAATCTTATGATCAATATAGAGCAAAACAAGGAATAGCAGTTAATAGACGCGGAACTATTGATCCAAATACTCTGAGAAACTTGGGAGTTCAAGCGCGTAATAGAATGACAGCAGACCCAACAGCAAGTGGTCCCAATCTACTAAGAACATTAGGCACTGCTGCTCGTATTGGTTCAAATGTCAAGACAGGTGTTTCTAATGCTGTTTCAAATGTTGGAAGTGGTTTAGAAAATAATAGTAATAATCTTGCCAATACAGCAATTAGTGGTACTAATCCCCTAAGTCAAGAAGATAGAGATGCTGCTATGTTACAAGTGGCACAAAATACCAAATTATCTCAGACTGGTCAAGCGGCACAAACTATTGGTATGACCACCACCCCAACACAACAATCCGGTGAAACTCAAGATGAACTTCGTCAGAGAATGCTTGCAAATCGTCCTGCTCCACTTTCTGCTCGTACACAATCTAGAATAAACACAATGAGAAATACAGGACAAATCGGAAATATAACTTAAAAACGTGACCATCGTTAACTGGTCAAAAATAAACATTTACTAAATAACAATAGTTCTTAAACAGAGGAACAGGAAAAAATATGGACACACAAACATCTAGACCAACACATGCTATTAACGGTGCAGAACCCCAAACCGCTGATGGTAAAAAAGTACAGTGGGATGCTTTCCAAAACTTCAACCCAAACGCCGGAGCAAACATGGCAACCCTGAGACCAGGTGCTTCAGTTGCTGGTCCAGGCCCACAAGGTGAAGGCTCTGGTAAAGTTGCTAAGAAGGGTGAAGAGGAAGAAACCGAGACAGAAGAGCCAAAGGAAATGCAAGAGCATCTTAACGCTCTCTTCAATGGTGAGACTCTAACCGAAGACTTCATGAACAAAGCCAAGACAATCTTTGAGGCTGCTGTTAACGAGAGAGTCAATGTTCTCCGTGAACAAGTCCTCGCTGAGGCTGCTGCTGTCGTTCAAGAAGAAGTTGAAACCGCAGTCAACGAACTAGCAGAGCGTCTTGATGACTACCTCGGTTATGTTGTTGAAGAGTGGATGGAAGAGAATCAACTCGCCGTCGAAAACGGTATCCGCACAGAAATCGCAGAGAACTTCATGTCTGGACTTAAGGAACTCTTTGAGACTCACTATATCGAAGTTCCACAAGAGAAGTACGATGTCGTTGACGGACTCTTTGCTGAGAACGAGGAACTCGAATCCTCTCTCAACGAGCAAATTCAAAACAACATTGAGATGCAAAAGGAACTACTCGCTTATCAAGCAGGACAAGTCTTCGCACAAGTTGCTGATGACTTAACCGATGTTGAAATCGAGAAGTTTGCTTCTCTCGCAGAGGGCGTCGATTTTGACAGCCTCGAACAATACCAAGAGAAACTAAATGTTCTCAAGGAGAGTTATTTCACCTCTGCACCAACCGTAACTAACCTTGTCGAAGAGACAACTAACAAACAAATTCCTCAAGATGTTGGCTCTGGTATGGGCGCTTACTTGAGTACTTTGGATCGTCTTGCTAAACAAAACAAACTCTAATTTCTAAACAAACACATTAAGGAGAATATAGAAATGGATTTTTCAAACAACTCGTCTTATGATGTGCTAACTGAGAAGTGGGAACCCCTACTCTCTCACGACGCACTTCCACAAATCGGTGACTCTTACAAAAAGAAGGTCACTGCCGTCCTACTAGAGAATCAAGAGAAGGCTCTCCGTGAGCAATATCTCGTTGAAGCACCAGCCAACGCCATGAACGGTGGTGGTTTCAGCGTTTCTCAGGCTGCTGGTACTGCTAACACCGCACTCGCTGGTTATGATCCAATCCTAATCAGCCTCGTTCGTCGTTCCATGCCAAACCTCATTGCTTATGATATCGCTGGTGTTCAGCCAATGACTGCACCAACCGGTCTCATCTTCGCAATGCGTAGTCGTTACGAAGCACAGGCTGCTTCTGGTTCAGTTGGAGTCGGCCGCGAAGCCCTCTTCCAAGAAGCATTTGCTAAGTTCGGTGGTTCTGGTAACACCTCTGCTGGTGCAGCATTCAGCGCAACCGGCGGTATCAACCCAATCGGTGCTAGCGGCGGTGTCGCTGATGCAAGCACCGGGCTGGCCTTCGGTATCCGCGATAGCGCATTCGATATGAATTCCTTCCGTGGATTCCTAACAGGTACTAGTGAAAATCTCGGTGATACCACTCCATTCCGTCAAATGGCATTCAGCATTGAGCGCATCGCAGTCGAAGCAAAGACTCGCGCTCTAAAGGCTGAGTACACCACTGAGTTGGCTCAAGATCTCAAGGCTGTTCACGGACTCGATGCTGAAAGCGAACTCGCTAACATCCTCAGCACCGAAGTATTGAACGAAATTAACCGTGAGTTGATCACCACCATCTACCGCGTTTCCAAGGCTGGCGCACAACAAGGCGATCTAGCAAACGCTGGAAGATACGATCTCAACACCGACTCTGACGGTCGTTGGAGTGCAGAACGCTTCCGTGGACTCATGTTCCAAATTGAGCGTGAATGCAATACCATCGCCAAGGAAACTCGTCGTGGTAAGGGTAACTTCATGATCTGCTCAAGCGATGTTGCCAGCGCCCTCACAATGGGTGGCTTCCTCAACCTCGCACCAGCCATGACTGCAAACCTCGAAGTTGATGACACCGGCAACACTTTCGTCGGCGTCCTTAACAACAAGATCAAGGTTTACATTGATCCATATGCCAAGTTGGGTGTTAACTTCTGCGTAGTCGGATACCGCGGTACATCTCCATATGATGCCGGTATATTCTACTGCCCATATGTTCCACTACAAATGGTACGCGCTGTTGATCAGAACACCTTCCAGCCAAAAATTGGATTCAAGACCCGCTACGGTATGGTCGCAAATCCATTCGCTGAGAACACTGACATCAACGCACTCGGTGGTAACCAATACTACCGTATCTTCCAAGTAGAGAACCTACATGGTAACACTGGTTTCGGACTCTGATTTAAGTAATTAATCTGGGGAGATGATTGGGGGGAGTCGCAAGACTCCCCCCTTTCTATTTGGATAAATACAGTTATGGCAACACAACCAGATACAGAATTTTTACCAGACGATAGTAAGTTAAGTAATTTCAATTACCTAACAACAAATTACTTCCAGATAATGATCAGTAGAGCTCCTACTGTTTCATTCTTTGCTCAGGAAGTTACTTGCCCTGCTATTTCTATGCCTGAGTTGATTCAACCAACAACTTTAAGTACAACCATTCCACTGCCAGGAAATGCTTATACATTTATGCCGTTGAATGTTAAATTCACATTAGATGAAGATCTAAGAGCATGGCAAGAAATCTATCACTGGATAACCACCATAGGTAACTACACAAGCACAGCCAATACAGTAGCATATCATGATCGAT